GAAGCCCCAGTCCGCCCCAAGCCGGTGTATGGCGTCTGGCGGGGCCTCGAACTCCTCGATGCGCCAGTTGCGGAACACGCGCGCCTCGCTGTTGGTCAGATACGACCCCATCCAGACGTGGCTGTACTTCTCGGGGTCGCGTGAGCGGTCGTATTCCATCTCCGCCTTCAGCTCATCCGGGAACCACGGGTTATCCGTGTAGTTCACCTCTCGGATGATCGAGTCGGGCGGAGGAACTTCGCCGCGGAGTAGCGCGTCGACCGGATCACTCGCCTGTTTCGGGTTCCAGGTAAACCAAAGCTCGGACCCGCCCTTTCGCATCGTCGGGCGTAGGAGATCGAGACTGCGCTGGCTTAGGCTCTGCGCCTCCTCAACCCACGCGCAGTCGTAGCCTTCAAGCGACTTGATGCTGTCCGCCGTGTGTTTCTGCATGCCCTGGAAGATAATCAAGCCGTCACCGTGCTTCGACTTGATGACCGACTCCTGAACCTCGAAGTAAGCGCCTGCGCCCATCTGCTCAATCTTCAGCTCGAGCAGTCGCTTGACCGACTGCGCTAGGCTCTTCTGCACCTCACGCACGCAGACCGTGCGCCGCCGCTGGTCCATCAGATGCGCCTCGACGACCATCTCGGCGAAGAAGTGCGACTTACCAGAACCTCGCCCGCCATGCGCGCCCTTGTAGCGGGACGGTTGCAGGAACGGAAGGCCCCATTCGGGGGTTTGGATCTGGAGCGTGCTCACCGCTTGACCACGCGCTCGATCTTTCGGATCTCAATCGGCGCGCCATCAACGCCCGTGTGCTCGTGGTGCTGAACCTCCTTCCATCGCATCTGCGTCTTGCTCCACCAGATCGCCGCCGCGGTGTCGCCGGCCATGACCTTCTGGAACAGCGTCTTTCCGACCTGCCCGTTAGCCTTCGCCTTGCCGGACATCAGCTCTTGGGCGAAGTGCTTGCGCAGCGTGTCGGCGTCGATGCCGTCGCGCACGAGCACCGCGATCTGCTCAAAAGGCAAGCCGTAACCTGACAGCGCCTCGACCTGCTTCCGCTCGGCATCTGTCGGCTTAAACGGCGGCTGACCTGCGCCTGGACGCGCTCCGCCGTGCCCATTTGTCTTTTTTACATCCGAAGTTTCAAGTGTAGGCTTCTTTGTTGCCATTGCTAACCTCCGCGAAAGGTTGTCCAGTTTCTGCGTGTGTTGCTTGCTATGCGGTTGCGATACCATACGCGCCGATCAAATCATCAACTCTTAATTTTACGATGATTCTCACGAATGATTTTTGGGCAGCATCTGTCGTAATCTACAATGTGATGCAGGCGCTTTTCACCTACAACCATATTTTTGACCTTCACGCATGCCGGCGCATAAAGGACGGAATACATGCTTTTGACGTAAGTCCCTTGGTCCTTATAAATGTCTGTTAAGCCGCCTTTGTTTTGCTGAGTCACCCCTTGAGATAGAGATAACCCCATTAAAGTTAACACAAGCCTGCCTCGCAAACTTTCCAGCGTAGCCATGGTCGCATCTTCGTTAACTTTGCCAACGTAAGATACCGGCTGATCAACTCGCATAAACATAGAGTTCATGGCTTTGCGCTTGGTGCGGATTGTTTTGTTGTAGACAGAATTTGGGCCGCCGATGTGGTCGCCTTCTTGTGACATAGCCAGACAGGCCACGTTTGCCCGCTCGGCAAAATCTAGCATCGCACTCCAGACGGCATCTAACTTTCGTATCTTTTTGCTGCAATAGCGGTTGCTGGCATCGTTTTTATAGTAAAACGCCGTGTAATCGTCATCAAGCTGAACGATCCATTTAATGCCTTCTTGGCGCGCTATATCCACACAAGCAGCACGCGCATATACTACGGCTCTGGTGTCGCCAGAATTATCGCCATCGTCGATACGACCAGCCCATTCTGATTTACAGAATGCACGGACTTTATCGCCATACCGTTTTTGATATTTTTCCGCCTCCCCGTCTTCGTCATCAATAACGATAAACACATTTCCAGTGTACCCGCATTCTTCCAATGCCCGAATGGTTTTGACGTTATCAGCCCTGCCGTGCGTCAGCAACATGACCGCAAAATCATCACGCATCGCCATGCTCCGACATATAAATGTCTTTGACCTGATTTGTCAGATCCACGAAGCCTTCTTCGACCGCCTTGTTAAAATCAATTATGACAAGCGCGCTTCGCTCCATAAGCTGTTGAATTTCAACACTGCTATGTGCGTAATATTCCGCAATATTGCGAAAATTAAAAATCGTATGACGTTCTGCCGCCAACATTAGAAATTGTTTGACATCATCCGGCAATGTGGCGGCTTCAATTTCTTTCTGCAGTTCCTGAGTTCGCGCCCGATCCAGCAATTGCGAAACTTTCGGTTTTTCGCCTGTAATCTCATAAATTGGCGCTTCAATTTTCCGACTATAGTTTTCTTCGCTTTCGGTTAGCTCTTCACCTTCATCAAAGAGGTTTCCAATTTCGTCAAGTGTAAATCCAGTTAAGTTTAGATCAAAGTTCAACTCCCCCAGCTCTTGCAGTTCTAGCTTCAGCAGGTTTTCATCCCATCCTGCGTTCAGCGCCAGCTTATTGTCCGCGATGACGTAGGCGCGCTTTTGGGCGTCGGTCCATCCTGCCGCGACGATGACTGGCACCTCTGCCATGCCTAGTTTACGCGCCGCCATCAGGCGGCCATGCCCTGCGATGACCTGCTCGGTCTCGTCGATCAGGATAGGCGTCGTCCATCCCCATTCTTTGATGCTGGCGGCGATCTGCGCCACCTGGGCGTCGCTATGCGTGCGACTGTTGCGTGCATACGGGATCAGCTTCTCGACCGCCCGCTGCTCGATCCTTTCAGGGTGACGCGTCACCGACCACCTCAATCAATTTATCAAGATAATGGCGCGCCTTGTGTAAATCCTGCACGCCGCCCTTGTCCTTCCATCTGGTCACATATTTTACAACATTGCCTTCAAAAAATCCGAGCCCGTTCGCCGCGATGAAGTCCCACGGCTGGACGGTCTTGCCCTTGTAGTGATCCCCGCCGACCTGGCGGGCGTTGGGGTCGTTGCTCATTATATACTCCGCCATCAGAAATTGTTTTCGAGATTAATGCGCACGAATTTATAAAGCTCTGGCCGATTTGATTTCATTATTGCCGCGTCCTTATTCATCGACCGCAGCCTTTGCCCGAGCTTGTCCCACCACAACCAATAGTTCGCCTTATTCTCAACGGGATTATTTGCGAATACCTTTACCGACAAAAACCGGCCGTTCGGATCGGTGTTTCTAGTGTAGACGCTCCACTCCGAGCCGTACATCTCGCGCAGCTCGAACGCCGCATCGAATCCTTCTGGAACATTCCCAGAGAACTTCCTCACCTTCTCTTCTCTCCTTCTCGGTAACTTTGTCGCCGCTACGGTAACAGGTAACAGTAACAACCCCATTTTATATATGGGGGTTAGTTACCTGTTACCAGTTCCCACCGCCTAGCCCCGAACCCATTTACCGTCAACTTAGCTTCTGTTACCACGTGTTACCTGTTACCTGTTACCTGTTACCTGTTACCGCTCTATTCATCAATTGATAGAACCATCTGAGCCGCCGTGCCGGGGTCCACGACGATCCATCCACCGGGATGAGACGTGATAATCTCCGCCGCCAGAAGGTTATATATGATGCGTCCGCTGGCGCTCTCTTTGGCGTAGACTTTGGCAGTCGATTCCTTCGTTCCCTCATGGTTTATTAAATACGAGATAATATCCTCTTTTGAAACGAATGGTTTTCCCTCGATTATCTCTCGATTACCTCGGCGCCACGCATTACCCAGGCGCCGAATATCTCCCGCCGCTTGCGGCTCCTTCTTTTTGGTTTGTTGCTCCCCGGGTTGAGCCTCCGCAAACACCGCGCCCTTGATCTCCTCGCCATCCTCATCGAACCAACCGAGCGCGACCGGCTGCATCTTGCCGTGCAGCGGCTGCGGCATTTCCGCGTCTTTCATCTTGGTGCAGGAGACCTCGATGGTGCCGTCGTCCTGCCGTTGCACAAGGATTGAGGAGTCCACGGAGGCCTTCCAGGCGGAGCTGCCACGGGCGCGGCCTTTGGCATCGACGCTGTTGCCGACGTGGTGGACGATGGCAACGCCTGCGCGAAACACGCTGGAGACGATGGCGAGCTGGTTTAGGAAGCGCCTGGCGTCCTTGCTCGAGTTCTCGTCGTTCTCCATGTGCGCATTGAGGGTATCGACGATGATGTAGGCGATCTGCTCATCCTCTGGGACCAGCTCGCGCACGGCTCGGATGATCTGAGAGGAGGAGTTGTAGGCGTCGATGTCGATGGCTTTGTTGGTGATGAGAAGGTCGTCGATCCGATCCACGCCATGATGCCGACACCAAGCGGCGACGCGCTGGCGCAGGCCGTAGTGGCCTTCGCCGGCGAGGTAGACCACGACGCCGGCTTTGGTGCGCAGTCCACGCCACGGCTTCCCGGTGGCGATATGACAGGCAACGTCGAGCATCATCATGGTTTTTCCGCCGCCAGACTCGCCGAACACCATCGATATGGAGTTATCCGGAATCCAGCCTTTCACAACCCACGGCAGAGGCGACGGCTGCCCGAGATAGGATGTCGCCCGCGTCAGATAGTAGTCGGCACTCTTGGCTCGCTCGGCCGCGATGATGGCTTCGGCTGCGTCTGAACCTATCGCCACGCTCGCCGCCACGTCCGCCTCGGGCTCGTAGCGCGCGACGGAGCGAGCGATCTGGCTGACCTCGCTGGTGGGTAGCGGGATCTCGCAGCGCGTCTCGTTGATGACGGTCAGCGCCGCCAGGATCTCCGCCTCGGCCATACCGAAGCTGCGCATGGCGCCGCCCAGCGCGGTGAGGCCGCTGTTCCTGTTGCCCTGAATGAGATTGCCGTTAGCCGAAGGAACGACGCTCTTGCGCTGCGCCTGCATGGCATTGAGCCATCGGGTCTTGAGCGTCGCGGGAGCAACGCCGTCGAACGGGTCGGACGACGCTTCCCACTCGTAGGAGTTGCCATTAATCTCGGATGGAAAGGCCAGGAAATAGCGCCCGTCGCTCAGCAGATCGACGCCCTGCTCGAGCTTGCAGGAGCGAACGCCGTCGACGTAAGCGAAAAGCCAGTGCTGTCCCCCGCCCGCGGTGAGCTGGCACGGCCCGTCGTCGTCATGGTCTCCGTTGGCGTCTAGCCAGTCCCGCCAGCCGTCATTGCCGCCGTTGCGCGGGTCGATATCGCAGACGATGAGGCCGGAAACGGCGCCCGCTGCGATGCCGACGTTGTAGTCGGGGTTTTCCTGCCACCAGCGGCGTATCTGCTGGGGGTCGGTTGTCGCATCGTTGACGCCATGCCGGGTTGCCGGCGTCTTGGCGTTGGGGAGCACGGGCAGAACATGCCAGCCCCAGGATGCGTATGCGAGCGCGGCATCAGCCTTCGTTGTCATTCGTCTCTGCCCGCAGCTCTCTTCGTGTTTTCACCTCCAGCTCATACTGCCGCGCCATCGGCGGGTATTTGCCCCATCGACTGATGACGTGCGGCCAGATGTCGAGCGCCTGGGCAAGCGCCTTCTTGGTTCCGTAGAACTTGATTGCCTCATCTGTTGTCATTCCTGATTTACCTTTTATTGCATCATCTAGGTGTTGACACCATAAGCGAGAGCCTATAGGATTTCAACCATGCGCGAACGGATTCACCGAAGGCGCAGGAAGGAGAGAAAAATGGAAGAGTTCGTAATCACCAACGAAGCAGACGGCCTCGCGCTCTTTGTGTTCAAGCCCAAGAACCCCAAGTTCGCATGGGGCACCAAGTTCGTTGATACCGACGCCAACGAAGTTATCAACGTGCGCCTGTTCAACGACTACACCAAGGCGGTCGCATACGCCAACGACATCATGAACGTGGAGGCGTAAGCGATGGCAATCCAACTCAAACGCTCCTCCGCCATCGGGCGCTCGGGAGTCAAACTTCTGGTCTACGGCGCTGCTGGCGCAGGCAAAACGTCGCTGATCCCGACGCTTCCGAAACCGATTGTCCTGTCTGCCGAAGGCGGCCTGCTCTCGATCGCCGACGCGGACGTACCGTTCATCGAGATCAAGACGATCGAGGCGCTGCACGAAGCCTACGACTGGCTCGTCGGCTCTGCCGAGGCGATGGAGTTCGAGTCGGTGGCGCTCGACAGCATCAGCGAAATCGCCGAGGTCGTGCTGAACGCCGAGAAGAA